CCCAAACCGATGGAGCAAAACAACTTACGAAAAACAGCCTGACTATCCAAAATAAATGCGACAACTAGCCTGAAAACGGCCGATTACCTGTATGCCGCTCAGGTGGACTGCATCTACATCGACCCACCCTACAACACCGGCGCGCGCGACTGGAAATACAACAACGATTACGTGGATAGCAACGATGGTTGGAGGCACAGCAAGTGGTTGGCGTTCATGGAAAAGCGCCTGAAGCTAGCCAAGCAACTACTCAAGCCGGACACCGGTGTTTTGATCGTCACGATTGATGAGAAGGAGTACCTGCATCTCGGGATGTTGCTAGAGCAGGGATTCCCAGAAGCACGGATACAGATGATCAGCACCATGATCAATCCTGCTAGCGTCGCGAGGGTTGGTGGATTTGGCCGGAGTGATGAATATATTTTCGTGGTGATGCTTGGCTCTGCCGCGCCAGGACGACTTCGTCTCGGTCGAGAATGGGTTTCCGGGAAAGGACGAACGCACACGGGAAATGTTCGTTGGGATTTACTTCGACGGTCGGGGACGAATGCCGAAAGAAGCCACTCACCGGGATGCTTTTACCCGATTTATATTGATCCGATAAAACGAACAATTGAAAAGGTTGGCGCTGCACTACCGATTGGGCAGCAGGTCGCAGAACAAATACCAGGGTTGGTGGCACTTTTGCCAATCAGGAAAAATAGAAGTGAAGGCAATTGGCAATGGTCACCAGCCACGTTCAAGGAGCGCATGGCACTTGGTCGAGTTCGAGTCGGTGGCAATGAAAAACGTGGATTTGTTATTTACATCCTGAAAGACGGAGAGTACGCTAAGATTCAAAGGGGCGAGTTCCAAGAAAGTGGGCGTGCCGCTGACGGGTCAATCATCGTTGAAGATAGCGATGCAAGCTTCGTGGCTGCGATTCCCGGTAGCCAGTGGCGCATTGCAAGTCATGACGCCACGCAATATGGCTCCCGATTGCTCGGGGATATCCTTCCCGACCGTAGATTTCCGTTCCCCAAGAGCCTTTACGCTGTACGAGACACACTTCGGTTTTACCTTGAGGACAAGCCGAACGCATTGGTCGTCGACTTCTTCGCCGGCAGCGGCACCACTCTGAATGCTGTAAATCTGCTAAACGCAGCCGATGACGGTCAGCGTCGATGCATCCTGGTGACTAACAATGAGGTGTCCGCAGAGGAAGCGGCCGCTCTGAGTGCTAGTGGCCAGCAACCAGGTGACGCGGAGTGGGAAGCGCAAGGCATCTGCCGATCGGTGACCTGGCCGCGCAGCAAATACACCATCCTTGGCCGCCGTGACGACAGTTCGGTGCTGTCCGGAGAATACCTGACCGGCAAGCAGGTGGAACGTGAAAAGGCACGCAACTTCACGCAGATCGGCTTTGTCGATCCGGCAACGCTCGACACACTGCCAAAGAAAAAACAGGTGGTGGCACTGATTGACGGCCTGCCGCAAACGCTGGTAAAAGACGCGTGCCCCTTCATCGTGTCGGAGGATCACAAAAGCAGCGTACTGTTCGACCCTGGCGCCGCCGAGGACTGGCTGGAAGCACTGGATGGGCAGGAGCACATCACAGACTTCTATATCGTCACGCCTACCAAGCGCGTGTTTGATCAGCTGAAAGCCCTGGTGGTGGAACTGCTCGGGCCGCTCTTGATGCAGGAAGAAGATAAGCGTCCGATGAGCGAAGGTTTTGCCGCCAACCTGGCCTACTTCAAGCTGGACTTTCTGGAGAAGGAGCGCGTTTCGCTGCGCCGCGCCTTCCGCGAAATTCTGCCGCTGCTGTGGCTCAAGGCGGGTGCCGTGGGTCCAAGAGTGGATTTGAAGCGCGGCGAGTCCGAACCCGCCCTGTTGGCGCCCGAGGGCAACAACTTCGTGGTGCTGTTGGATGAAGTTCGCATGGGCCGTTTACTGAAAACGCTGGACGGCCGCACCAGCTTGTCGCAAGTGTTCATCGTCACCGATGCGGACGAGTCTTTTAAAACCATGGCGCAGGACGTACGCGCGGTGGCGGGCAAGGCCAACCCCGGCCTGCAAGTGGTGCAGCTCTACCGCGATTACCTGCTCAATTTCATGATCAACAAAAACCAGGACCGCGCTGCCGGTCAAAGACAGGGAGCGTGGGCATGAAGGTCACATTGTTTGATTTTCAGAAAGATGCGCTGAACGATTTACGCAAGGCATTGGTAAAGGCTCGCAAAGCAGTGTCGTCGGACGACCAGCATGTCGTGGCCTTTTCGGCAGCCACGGGGAGTGGCAAGACCATCATGATGACGGCGCTGTTCGAGGCGATTTTGGATGAGCCTGACGATCAACTAGCATGGCCACTTGACTGGGCGCCACAGCCGGATGCAGTGATCCTATGGGTGTCGGACATGCCCGAACTGAATGAGCAGACCAAACTCAAGATCGAGAGCAAGTCTGACAAGGTGTACCGGGTTAACCAGCTCATCAACATCGATGCCCATTTTGACGCGCCGCGCCTGGATGGTGGACGCATCTACTTCATTAACACGCAAAAGCTGGCCATCAATCAGCCACTGACCAACCTGGGTGATGGCCGGGAGCATCTGATTTGGGAAACGTTGACCAATACGGCACGGGTTATTCCCGACCGCTTCTACGTAGTCATTGACGAGGCGCACAGGGGCATGACCTCGGGCAAGGGCGCGCAGGCGGCCCAAACATTGATGCAGCGCTTCCTGCTGGGTTACCCGGAAGTGGGGCTGGTGAAGATGCCTCTGGTCATTGGGGTATCGGCAACGCCCAAGCGCTTTCTGGACCTGATTGCCCATGCTGAACACACAGTGACTACGCACAAGGTGGCGGTTCCGGCTGAAGAAGTGCGCAAATCCGGCCTTCTGAAAGATCGTATCCTGATCCATCACCCTGAGGCGGCCACAACCGCCGAGATGGCCTTGCTGGAAGAGGCTGCGCGCCGGTGGGGACAAATGACACAGGCTTGGCGCGCCTATTGCATGGACGAGAAAGAGCAAACCGTCTGGCCGGTCCTGGTGGTACAGGTGGAGAACGGCAGTGATCGGCAGCTCACCAAGACCGACCTGGGCGCGGCCCTGACAGTGATCGAGAGCGCTATTAATCGGCGTCTGAACGAAGGCGAAGTGACGCACGCCATGCATGACACGGGTGACCTGGACGTAGGTGGGCGCCGTGTTCGAAAGGTGGAGGCATCACGCATCGATGCCGACAAGAATATCGGCGTTGTGTTTTTCAAGACCAGTCTGTCGACCGGCTGGGATTGCCCGCGCGCGGAAGTAATGATGTCTTTCCGTCGTGCGGAAGACCATACCTACATCGCGCAGTTGCTGGGCCGGATGGTGCGCACGCCGTTGGCGCGTCGTATTGAGAAAGATGCCGCCTTGAACGACGTGCATCTATTTTTGCCGTATTTCGATACGGGTGCGGTGGAAAGCGTGGTGGCTTCGTTGCACAACGCAGAAGATGTGCCGCCTGCCGAAACGGGTTCCAGCCGCAACTTAGTGATCCTGAAGCGCCGTGACGGCACCGACGACATATTCACCGCGCTGGATGAAGTGGTGACCTACCGAGTGAATGCGGCCCGCGCACAAAGCCCCCTGCGTCGTTACATGGCCATCTCACGCAGCTTGACCATCGACGAGATCGACGAGCATACCTGGGATGCGGCCAAACGCCAGATCGTCGAGTGGATGGATCAGCGCATTGCCGTGATCAAAGCGGCAAGCCAGTTCGATGCAGCAGCCAAGGCGATCACCCAGGTCGGCTTACGCACGATGGCGGTTAACAACGGCACGGGTGTAGCAGAGCCTTCTGCGGACTATCTCATTGACGCATCCGATGTGGACATCGACCGCTTGTTTGAGGAGGCGGGCCGTGCCCTCAGCCATGGCCTGCAAATGGAGTATTGGCGCGCCCACGCTGACCGCGACGCAGTGGAAGTAAAGGTCGAGGCAATTGTCTTGGCGCGCAATGCCGCAGAAATGGCCGCATTGGAATCACTGGCTGAGGCAGCGTTCGACGCCCTCTACGACAAGCACAAGAAAGTCATCCACAAGCTCAAGGAGCAGCGGCGAATCAAATACGAGAAGCTGCGCTTAGCAACTGCCAAGCCCAATGAGGTGCCATGGCATTTACCTGCGTCCATCGATTTCAAGCGTCTGCCGACCGATCCACTGTGGGAACGCCACCTCTATGTGGAAAGCAACGGCCAGTTCCGTGCCGAGTTGGGCAATTGGGAAGCATGTGTGTTGAAGGAAGAGTTAGCTAATTCCAAGGTGGTCGGCTGGTTGCGAAATCTAGACCGCAAGCCGTGGTCTTTGGAGATTCCATATGAGACGGGCGGCGACGTCCGCCCGATGTTCCCGGACCTCGTCGTGGTCAGAAAAGTGAATGATGAGTTTGTCATCGACATCCTTGAGCCGCACGATCCAAGCCTGGGTGACAACTTCGAAAAAGCCGTCGGTTTAGCCAAATTTGCTGAAAAGCACGGTGCATTGTTTGGGCGAATACAGCTCATCCGAAAGCAGTCTTCGGCAGGGGGTGAGCATTTTGTGCGACTTAATATCAATCAGGCAGCCACGATCAAAAAATTGCTGTTGATCACAAGTAATCCGCAACTTGACGACCTCTTCAATTCGATATCAGTGTGAACTATGGACATAGCAACATCAGAGCCCAGCAGTAACTGGTTCGTCGGCGCCGCTTATGCTGGGACCGACGATCAAACGTCCCGTTTCCTGAATGATGGAATTTGGGAAAATGGATACGACGACAAACACCTCGACGTGGTTCGATCGATGCGACCAGGTGATCGAATCGCTATCAAATCGTCTTACACCCGCAAGAATGGGCTACCTTTCGATAACCGTGGACAAACTGTGTCAGTGATGGCGATCAAGGCGATCGGCACGATCACCGAAAACTTGAACGATGGTAAGCGAGTCAAAGTTGATTGGACCAAGGTCGAGCCGATTCAGGAGTGGTATTTCTATACCTACCGGGGGACGGTCTGGCGCGTTCTGCCTGGCGATTGGACGACCGATGGGTTGATTGCCTTCACCTTCGATGGCAAGCCACAAGACATCGACCGCTTCCGGAACGCCCCTTACTGGAAGGAACGATTCGGTTCGGCAGCACCGGACAAGCGCCGATTTAGATGGACGAAATTTTACGAGGCCATTGCCGACAAGTTGCTCACCTACCGAAACAACCGTGCAGCACTGATTGATGGCCTGAAAGATATCTCGGCGCGCGTCGAAGGTATTGGACACTTGCAGGACCAGTTCGCGGACGACACTAAAGGCTTCGTCAAGGACATCTGTCCTTTCACGACGATGGGGCTATTCAATCGCGGCTTGACTGATGCCAACCGAAAGATCATTGCAACTGAACTTGGAAAATTTCTCGGGGTTGAAGAGTCTGCACCAAACACATTTGACGGCGTTCCACTGTTAAATCTTCAGAATTCATGGTTCTTCCCTTTCGAGAAGAGCCGTGACCCGGATCACATCGACGCATTGTGGGACGTATTCGCAGCAGCGATCAAGTTCGCTGATTCTGATGATGAAGAGGCTCGCGGTCAGTTTGCGAAGGCGTTCGACAAGGCCAATGGCCGGTTATTTGTTGCATGGAACCTGACGTTTGGCTTGTACTGGATAAGGCCTTGGTCATTTATAAGCCTTGACCAAAACTCGCAGGTCTACGTTAGCAAGAAGCTAGGTGTACCGATTGGCCTTCACGGCCCGAAAAAGCGCTGCAACTCGACCGATTACCTTGCGTTGATGGAGGCGCTGGAGCCTCGCTTTCAGGAAGCATCCTATCCGGTTCATTCATACCCTGAGCTGTCACTTGAAGCATGGGTATTCAAGGACCCCACCAGTGAGACGACAACTACAGATGCAGTTGCCGACGATGCAAATGCTGAGGAAGGTGCGCAGGAAGCCGTTCGAGCTGCTGCGCCTATCGTTCCGTACTCGGTCGATGACATCCTCAAGGAAGGATGTTTCCTTGAGCGATCCGAAATTGATCTTCTGCTGGATCGCCTACGAACCAAGAAGAACCTGATTCTTCAAGGGCCTCCAGGCACGGGCAAGACATGGCTGGCGAAGAGGCTGGCGTTCGCGCTAATGGGGCAGAAGGATGACAGCAAAGTCCGCGCAGTTCAGTTCCACCCAAACCTCTCCTACGAGGACTTCGTCCGAGGCTGGCGACCAACTGGTGAAGGCAAGTTGTCGCTGGCAGACGGGGTATTCATGGAAGCGATAAAGGCGGCCAGCAAAGAGCCGTCATCAAAGTTTGTTGTGGTGATCGAGGAGATAAACCGTGGTAACCCGGCGCAAATTTTTGGCGAGCTGTTGACGCTTTTGGAGGCAGGAAAGCGCACACCCAACGAAGCACTGGAGCTTTGCTACCCGGATGCTGATGGCAAGCGTCGTCCGGTTCACATTCCCGAAAATCTCTATGTGGTCGGTACGATGAACATCGCCGACCGATCGTTGGCGCTGGTCGATCTGGCGCTGCGTCGACGCTTTGCCTTCGTTGGACTGGAGCCAAGGTTGGGTCCAGTTTGGCGGTACTGGGTGGTCAAAGAGTGTGCAGTCGATCCAGCGCGTGTGGCTGATATAGAACGCAGAATCGCCGAACTGAATGACCAGATTTCGGCGGATGCCCGTCTTGGCAAACAGTTCCGGATTGGTCACAGCTATGTGACACCTGCGCATCGACTGGAAGCAGGAGATACGAAGAAGTGGTTCCAGCAGATCGTGGAGACGGAGATTGGCCCACTACTGGATGAATATTGGTTCGACGCGCCCGACGAGGCACAAAAGGCAATTGCACGGCTAACGCAGGGTTGGTGATGAGCGCCGTCGCAGAACAGGCTGTAACTTCGTCCGCGAGCGTCGAGGGGTTCATCGGACGCATTCCGGTGCGCAACCTTTGGCTGCTGATGCTATATGCATCAGATCTGTTTCGCACTCGCGGCATAGGCAAGGTCGGTCTGGAAGACAGCCCGGACGATCTGCCAGACCTGGTCGCCGAGATTCTTGCCCACGCGGTTGAAGTACGGCAGCGTCGTCGCCTGAGTCTCGGCTATCGCTCTCGTAATGCCCCGCTCAATCGAGTGCGTGGCCGCATTGATGTCCTGACCACTGAACGAAATCAGTTGCTGGATCGTGGCTTGGTGGCGTGTCGATTTGACGAACTGACCATCGACACGCCACGAAATCGCTTTGTCCGGGCAGCCCTGGAAACCATTTCAAGAATTGTGCGAAGGAAGGACCTGTCTCATCGCTGCCGCTCACTTGCAAATGGTATGAAGGCAATGGGCGTGTCTGGTGAGGCACCATCGCGCGCCCAAATGAGTACCGATCGTTTTAGCCGAAACGATGCAGACGACCGCTTCATGATGGCAGCTGCGAAGCTGGCTTTCGATCTCGCGCTACCCACTGAGAGATTAGGAGCGGATGTGCTCTCTCTGCCAGATCGTGAGGCGATATGGGTGCGTCGACTGTTCGAGCGCGCGGTGGGAGGGTTCTACGACGTGGTGTTAAGCCCACAAGAATGGCGTGTGCGGTGTGGAGGCACGATGGGCTGGCAGATTGAGCAGAAGACTGCTGGGATCGACAATATCCTGCCGACGATGCGAACCGACGTTGTTCTCGATCACCCAACAACCGGACGGCGGATCGTCATCGACACAAAGTTCACATCGATTGTGACAAGCGGCTGGTACCGCGAGGAATCTCTGCGCAGCGGCTACGTGTACCAGATATACGCCTACCTGCGTTCTCAGGTTGGGCGCGGCGATGCACTGGCGGATTGTGCGAGCGGATTGCTGCTGCATCCTGCAATCGGCCAGACAGTCGACGAAACAGCGGCGATCCAGGGTCACCATATTCGGTTTGCGACGGTGGATTTATCAGCCTCACCGGCTGACATTCGATCACAGTTGTTGTTGCTATGCGAGTCATCACTGCAATCGCTCGGGTCATAGCAGCAGCACCAAGTCAGCTTCTCGGCGCATAACGAGTCCTGGTAGTACTTTACCGCCACCGTAAATCCAGCGTTTAAGCTCTTGCCCTGCTCCATACCAGTCCCGCTGGTTGATTCGCCGCCGCAACGTCGATGTTTGCAACCGGCCCGCACCGAGGTTGAAAGTGAAATCCACGATTGCAGCCAACCTCGATTCAGATTCCGTTGTCAGCACTGGGCAATACCTCAACGTGGCGGTGAGCGCCGTCATCAGGTCTTGGGCCAAATAGCCCTCAGCTTCAGCCTCAGAGATCGGCGGATGGTCTGGTTTGCACAGATGCCCAAACCCCACAGTCCAAAATCCCGCAGGACAGATGTAGGGATGGGCTCGGCGCAATGGATCAATTTTCGGCACCCTGTGAAAACCCTCAAACCGCTTGGCCAGTTCCACGGCTGCTTGCGGCACAGCAATCATGGCCGACCCCGATCAAACACTCGGCCAAGGAACCAGAAGTTCAGCACACCGGCCCAAAGCGCCTGATCTGCCTCCGACCAAGCCGCCAACACCGCAGCGCCCCAGCCAGCCCCAGCGTTCAGCGCCGCAACGAACGCCACCGTCTTGGCCGCACAGTACAACGCCATCAGCCAGTAGGTAATGATCGGTCGCACGCTTGACGACAGGGCATCAGCCCACCAGACTCCGGTTTTCTCTCCCTGGGTTCGCACTGCATCACGCAGTGCCTCAATGGCACCCGTGTTCCATGCCGCGTCAGCACTGGCCCCAATTTCAGCCATGCGCTGCGCGCCACGAATCTTCTCGAATTCCAGTGCTTTGTCCTGCATCGCCAGTTCGTGGCCACGTTCGCCCTTCCGATCCAGCCATTTCAGGAATTCTGGAGCCAGCCGAAACGCCCCACCCAACAATCCACCCAGCAGTGTTTCGATCATTGGGCACCTCCGAACAATTTGAGTTTGATCAGGGTGCCGGTCAGGATCGCCATCACCAGCCCGGTGACCACCATCTTGATGATGGTCAGCCCTGCAGTCTTCTTGGCCTCGTTGAATGCATCAAGCAGATTGCGCAGTTCACGGATGTCGTGGGCCGCGTCCTCACCATCGAGTCCCACTTCATGCAGTGCGTGACGCGCACCCCTCTCAGCCGCACGCTCAAGCATCTGCTCAAAGTCGTCATGTGGCATCGTCACCATCTTGCGTCGTTCAGTTTGATTCGCGTCCATTTTTCATGCTCCAAAAATGCGAAACCCGCCAGATGCGCGTGATGCACACCGAAGCGGGTTTCAGGTTAAAAAATTATTTCAGGCGGGTTTAGATTTCAATGATTTCCAGAATCAAGTTGGGGGCAACGGCTTCCAGAACGCCATCGCGCACAAACACGCGCGCACCCATGTTTGCGCTGCCTCGTGCCCTGACCATGCCACCACCGGGCAACTGAACGGTTACTACACCGTTGCCAATCTCAGACACGGTGCCGACCTGTAGCGGTGGGTCAGACAGCAATTGCTTGAACTGCTCGTAGACGTTATGCATAGGTCTGCACTCCCAAGGTCTGCCAGACCTCCGGAAACCCGGCTTGCACTTGGGTGGAGCGAACCAGCCCGATGCGGTCAACTCCGCCGTCGCGGTACTGAACAAATGCACCGGGCTCAATGATTCCAGTTTCAGCCAGCACAGGCAAATTCAAACTGACCTCAATCTGCCGACCGGTGTCACTCAAAACTGCCAAACCACGCTGACGGGCAACTGCCGCCTCAGTGATCAGGGCATCCACCACCATCGGTGCCAGCAAATCACCAGCGGTGCCGGACCGGGTCACCTGCGCCAGCACTCCGGCATCCATACCCGAGACAAACACCCGGTTGTAGGATGGCTTTTCCAGCCAGCGCAGGGACTCTTTTTCCACGGCATCAACTGGCAGAACAAAGTTGGGTGTCACAGTGGCCCATTCCCAGGGTGCGACCGGATATCGGTGGCGAACACGAATCGTTTGGTCTCTGGGGTGTGGCAGCAGATAACCACCGGCTGCCCCGGCAATGACGCTCAAAGCCTCAATCCATGTTCCTTGGTGCGAAAACACTCCGGCTGGCACATTCCAGTCGGTCAGACCCCAGTCCAAATTCCAACCCATAGGCACACCGTTGATGGTCAACACGTCATCCATTAACTGGCGTGCCGTGCGCGCCTGTGAGTTGGTAAAAGTCATCACCGGCGCATAGGGTGCAGCCAACACGGCATTCTTGCCACGACCAGTCAATCGAATACTGGTCTGTCCAAAGCTGCGCTCACGACTGATGTTTTCAGCAAGGACTGCAAAAGTGGTGCCGTTCACAGTGGCCAGCAGTTCCACCACGCCAGCGCCGTTTGGTTCGATCAGACTTTGCGCACTGTGTGGCAGTACGGCATCAAATCCCCAAGCCCAGGAGGATGCATCAAGAGACAGGGACAAACTGTTGACCGGGACCTCCACCCCGTTGGATGCCCGGCGCAGACTGACAGCATTGATCACAAAGTACACCTTTCTGACCGCAACGGTCACAACGCAGGTTCGCGGTTCTTCTGGAAAATCACACTGGCGAGCACCAAAGATCAGCATGGGTGCCGCCAGTGGCGGACAGGCAAACAGCAAGGCCGTGCCCCAGTACGTCGGATCAATGGGTGGGGTCACCGGGATCAAATGCACACCGGGTCGCGGTACCCAAGCCTCCTGAAAGGTCGATGGCAGGAACCTCCTCAGTGGGATGGCAGCACCAGCGTGACCGGAGTAACCCAGCGCCCGAGGAATTGCGCCAGCCCAAGAGTTCTCGAGCCATGCGCGCCTGTCATGCAATCCGTCCTGAAAACGGCCCACGGCGCGAACGGTTGGCCCACGCTGGCCTTCCTGAAAGGAACTGGTGCTATTCACTCGTCGGTCAGCCAGGCCATCCGACCAATTGGCTTGCAGGCGTGACCGCGTTACGCAGCCATCCTGAAACTGCGATCCCACCTCTCGGCTGGAACGAATTGCCTCAACATAGCCCGGGCTGACACCAAAATGCTCGGACGCAGCGTTTTGCGCTTGTTCCTGCGCGCCAGCATTGGTTGCTTGCGCGTGCTGCTGTGGTTGGGTCAAGCCGGACTCGGTGACCATCGACACCTGCGACCAGGTCTGCACCTGCGCCACCATCGGCCGTTGCGTCTGGCTCTGGTACTTCACAGCGACCGTGCCGACCAGATCAGGCAATGCCGCTTGCAAAGCCACCGGCACCCCAATGACCAGGTGTAGCCGTGCGACCAGTTCTGGCAGCACCCCGGACACTTCGAGCAGCGAGTCGGGATGGGTGTTGGTGTCACTGTCACCAAAAACCAACCGCGTCGGATGCACCTTGGGCGGCTGTGCAAAAACCAGATCAGTGATTCTGGCGTTCGGGTCAGTGACACCTTCCCCAAACACCAGAACCAGCGATTCAATGAGCGGTGTACCAGCAAAGACCAAGTTTTCTGGCACGCCGTGAATCCTCACAAATCAAAGAACATCAAGTCAAAGTGCATTGCCCCAATAGCGCACGCGCACCGGCGTAAAGCACCGTGCCGCTGGTGCCCGAGAGTTTGAAATCTCCGGTACCCGCAGCGTCCGACACCGAACCGTCGGCCACCACTTCGTCACGGCCGTTGATCCAGCGTGCCCAAAGCGCAGTGCCAGTCTCCAGAATCAGGTCACCCGATGGCTCTGACTGCTTGAGGGTCAGCATGCTGGCATTGATCTCTCCGCAAGGTTTGGCCAGCAGGATTTCCACCAGCAATCCACCGCCCGGGTCGCCACCGGTTACTGGCTGGGTCGTTGCGTAAAGTCGAATGCGGCTGGTTTGAGGGCCCGCATCCGCAAACGAAAGAGTCCCGGTCAGTCGCGCCAGCTTGTGCGCAGGAGAAATGGCCAGCGTCATGACGTGTACTCCAGCATCAACTCCGGAACCACCCGATCAGCCACCACCGCCCGAAAGGCTTGGGTGTGGTCGTAGCTCACCACGGTGTAGGTGGTGTTCATGGCGACCCGGCCAAAAGAATAGGCACCGGTAGCCGCTTCGCTCCATGTCTCACGAATAACGGCGCGATAGGCTTCCTCGATCAGCAAAACGCGCCGCCGCACTGGTGTGGCTGGTGAGTTTTTGACGGTGCCCACCACCTGGCCGACACCACCGAAGTAAATGTCGTTTTTCCCCACGATTGGCACGATCGCCTTGCTGCGCACACCAAGACCATCCAGAGCCTGCATTGGCGCGGTGTTGATGCGCCCCGTGTTATTACCCAGACCTTGAGTCGCCAGACTCACCGCTTGGATGGTGTTTACGCGGCTCAGGTCGGTGCCAAATCCGTGGAAGGTGGCAGGTACGCCGACCAACGCGAAACGCACAGCGGCCTCAAGGGCTCGAACATCAGCCTGTGTGGCCCCACCCGTCCAAATGCCTAGGGCATGGAAATACTCATCAGCGTCGAGGTTGTACTCGTTCCCGTTCGCGCCATAGCCAATCTGACCTATCTGGCTCATGGTGTAGCTGCTGCTGACTGGCACGCCCACCAAATTGCCGTCGACATACAAAATGGAGTCTGATCCTCGTGTGACCATCGCCACAAAGTAACGCGTGCCAATGGATCCGTACAAGCCGTAGGGCGAAGATGCATTGGCTTTTGCGGCATACCAGCCCTGCCCGTTGTCCGACAGGTGCAGTGCATAGCTGGTGGTGTCGTTGTAGTCCGGAGTCAGCAGCACATTGCGACGCTTCGGCGCCCAAAACCCGGCAACCACACCAGTCGCTGGCATGGGAATCGGCGTACTCAAAGCCATCGGATTGCCATTACCCGCCACACCTTTGAGCTGGAAATCGTTGGGCAGCAGAGTGCTGGTGGCGGTGATGTGGTTAACCCCCACGCCATCAAGCAGTTGCGCGTCGCTTATTCTGCTTGCGTCAAACGCCGCTACAGGCAACAAGCCCGGCACAGTAGTCCACCAACTCATGGCTTACCACCATGGGCCAGTGATATCAAAAGCAAGAGTGGCGGTGTAATTGCCGCCACCCACCCCATGTGCGACCTTGAGCAGTAAAAAAGTGCGCCCTGGGTAGCCCGCCACGCCTGAAATGTTGTCGAGATGGTTGAAACTGGGACTGTCGTTATGGACCGAGAACATGCCTGGCATCCTGCCGCGCAAATGCGACGTTTCTCTCAACAAGGTCGGGTGCAGGATCATGCTGTAGTCGGGGCCGTTAGGCCAACTGATGCCCGTGCTGTAGCCCGAGGTCGTCTGACCATTGTTGGTGTTCAGGCTGGTAAACGATGGATTGACGTTGTTACCAATTTGCAGAAAGCTGCGCATCAAGACTTTGCCCGTGCCGTCCAACGTTCGCGGGAAACGAGACCGCCAATCGGAACTTTGGTAACCCTCACCATCGAGTTGACTGGCATAGGCGTTTGCGCCCAAATAAGTGTCTTGTGCGCCCAAAATGGTGTTGAACCCATCTGTGCTGCGATAACTCTCAAAGTCAGTGAAGCACTTGCCACCCAAGCCACCCGAGTCTCCACCCTCGTTAAAGATGTAGAAACCACGATCATCACCAACGACAGCCCATGGTCGGTTGTATACAGCAGGGCCGTATTCGTCGTGGCCATTGCCTCCCGCTCTGGCGTAGTACCACTTGTACCAACCATCAACCACGGTATTTCCGGAACCCGTTGCGACTTCGTTTTGGTGTGGATTTGCGGGATCGAATGGTGCACGTGCCCCAACAAAGGTGTCGATATCGCTCATGCCCTGCGCCATGGTCACCTTGGCTTTCTTGGCATAAGTGGTGGCGTAGGCCGGATCACAACTGTCATCCACCCGCAGATAGGGGCGATTGGATAGGACATTCTTGCTGCGGTAAGCGCGCTTGTTTGTGGCCGTAAAAGCAATCTCCCAGCCCAGGGGTGCCACCTTGGAGGTGATGCTCGCCCCAGTGGCCGGGCTCACCGGCGTGCCGGTGATGGCATAGGTGAAAGTGCTGGTCGTCACAGCAATTACACGCACCTCGCCGTTGTACTCGTTTTGGTCTGCGCCAGAGATGGTCAAGACCTGACCCACCCAATACAAGTGCCCTGCGGGAATGCTGGCTGCGGCCACACCAGCAGCGCTGGTCAGAGTGGCGATGGTCTTGAGGTTGAAGCCGGTGACCAGAACCGCATCAAGCAGCGCGGTCATGCAGCCCCAGTCGTTGGTCAGTTGGGGAGCACCTTGCATGGTGTTGGCGTAATATTTCACGGGCAATGTCATATTGTTTCCTTTGAGAATGAGGGAGTTTTGGTCAGTTGGGCATCAAGGGCGATCCACGTCGCCGCGAGACAGTAAGGTGAAGGAGTGCTGGATGCCGGTGTTTGGCCCTTGTTGGATGGTTCGCACCACCCAGACCGGTGTCATGGCACCGACGGTGTTAAAGCGCAGCATGTTTCCTGCTGCCCAGCCAATGCCCCAGCCCAATGCCGGAACCTTGAAATACGGTGTGTTGGTCGCAGGGTTGTTGGGGCTCAGATCGGTGTTGGTACTGCCAATGGCAATCACACCGACGTGCTCACCAATGACGTTGAAACTCGTGGTGTTGGTGAACACCAGCGCCCAGCGTTCACTGACTGCGCCCTTGTTGGTCACCACAATGGGTGCCAGCACATCGTTGAACGTGCCGGTTGCCGCAGTACCGCTGACCCCATCGAGCCAGGTGGTGCCGTTCCAAGTCGCCTGATCGAACAGCACAGACACACGAGCTTTGAGGTCGCCTGCGATCAATGCGCTTGAGACAAAGCTGCTGGGTGGACTGGTGACGGGGTAGTCATGGGTGAGTGGCCGGGTAAAGGTCAACTCCCCGCTGATCTGCACATCGCTGACCACCGCCATGTCTTCGACCCGGTGCTCTATTCGCACGGGCTGGCTGTAGCCTGTAACAGAGGTGAAGGTCACCAATCCCGCTTCAAGGTCGACTGAGTACCCTGCGTTGATGACATTGCCATCAAACCCGACAACCCGTACCCGGCTCAAACGCACCCGTGCGCAGTTGATGGTCTGACCGTTGGCGACAGTCGCCGCGATCGATTGGGTGTTGCCCACCACCGCAAAACCACCCGGGCGAAAGATCGGCACCCGCCCATCGCTGGGCAAGCGCACCGGGTCAATGCCGAGGATATTGGCATCCAGTGGAAGATAGCTGTAGGCGACCGCCGCATAACGGATGGAGTCAGCCATGACGGCGGAAGCCACAAAGATATGCCCGCCGATGATTTTGGACGCGTCATACCAGGGCTTGGTTTCGTTGCCTGCGGCCAACTCCCATTTGCCAAAAGCCAGCGACACAATGCCGGTCTCATAGTCCACCTTGCCTGTAACGTTGGCCGACTCAATCTTGCCGTTGGCATCCGATGTGACGATGTGCGAGACCTGAGCATCGTCGTCAGCCAGCACAAACTGCAGCGCCAGACTGGAGGGTCGAATCGGTGCTGTGCTGGTTCTGAATTGCACGTCTGTTACCGACATCGGACTCTGACTGGTCACCATGCTGGTGATGACGCCCGAATTCGTCGCACCCACTGGCAGCACGGTCAGACTCGCCATACCGGTTGAGTAGTTGATGCTGCCCGAGGTCAGACCGGAACCTGTTGCCGGATCAATGTTGGTGATCAGTGAGCCCTGGCGGTCAATAAAACGTGTTCCACCCAACGTGAAGCTGCATGACCCGCCCACAATGGGCTCGCTCGAGCTTTGCGTCAGATCGACCGCAAGCTTGACCGGAAACACCTCGGTGTTGGTGTTGCCAGCAGCGCTGGTGCGGTAAGTGACCTTGACATACCCGGACATGTCGGTGGGCATGATGGCCCCGATGGTCTGGTAGGTGAACCCGCCAAACACCGTTTTCTCCGTGGCCAGGGTGCCTGTGTACCAAGCGTTGTCAATCACCTGCGTTCCGATGACCACCTTTGTCCAGTTGGGCTTCGGTAATGCAATCACGGTATCGGGCTTGAACCTCAAAGTCCCAGCCGCGTAATTGATCACGCCTGCGCACTCCGGACGCGTCTGAAAACCACCAGCCCCGTTGTCATGGACGATGACGATAGGGTCGCGATTGGGCTTGTAGGTCAGGGAGAGCCAACGGGTAGAAATCTGACCCTCAATGGTCAGGTCTTTCTCATCAAACACGGTGTTCCACTCGACCTTGACCGTGCGCGCCAGCACATTGGGGTTGGCCAGAACGATCTCGATGTGACCGTCTGGCGCAAAACGCTCGGGCGCCTGGAAATTCTCTTCAATCGGTGGGCCCCACGAGTATTCAATGCTGACCTGTGCGCCAGAGCTGGGCAGGATCAGTGGTTTGAAAGTGATCACGCCATCCAGATAATCCACTTTGCCGGTGGCGTCCCCGGTTAGCAGCCCCTGTCCGTTGTCAGTGGCGGTTTTATCCACGCCGCCGGTCACCCAGGTCAATGTGACCGTACCCGGTGCCACACCAGGGTGGGCCAGAGTGAACACGGATTGGGCTGCAATGGCAACACCATAAACAGCCGTGTCGGCAGTGGCCAGCCCATAAGTGGCGAGCACCTGCGTACCCGCGTCGGGCAAGGCCGCGAGGGTGACCATCATCGATCCTGTATTGAAATTGAGCGTGCCAGCGCCCACCGAGCCAAAGGCACTGCGCAACTGGCCATTGCCCGCATCGCGCAATGTGTACCAGCGCCCCTGTGCTCGGTAGCTGAGCGCGAAACTGCCCGGTTTTGGAGCAGGATCAAAGATCGCGACCAGGGTGCTGGAGCGTGATTCGGCCGTGACAGCCCAGCTGGCGGTGTGCAAGGAACGCACCGGCGTTGCAGCGGGTGTGTACACGATCGTCTTGGCCCCAGCGTAGCTCACAGATGGATCGGTGATTGAAATCAGCCCATTGGCATAGTCCACCGCACCGACTGCGCTGCCAGCAGCAGACAACAAGCCACCGTCATCGACCAAGGTCAAGCTGCCGGTGGTCAGTTTGAGCGTGTTGGGCATGATGGCCTGGCCCACGCTGATGGTGTGAGAGGTGTTGAGGGCCACCGAGGTGGTGATCGTCATCGGTCCGCCAGCTGCGGATAAAACCACCTGTTCACCGTTGGGTTTCAGATCGACCAGAGGCGTTTCCGTCTGGGCACTGGGCACCAGTTGGGTGTAGACGCTGCTGGCGCGAATGCTGAACGTCCCGAGAATGGCGGCTGCGGCCAGTGGCACCACGCCAACGTAGGAGCCTGCATCTGCGACCGTGGTGTCTCTCACCTTGGTCGCACCCGCTGCTGGTGCCGCCTTGGCGTTGCCTTCAGACCCCTGAAAATCCGTGCGCAGTGCATCGCTGATAGAACAGGTCACCACGTTCATGTCGACCATCTTTCCCTGGCTATCCTCGAACTTGCGCTTGACTGCGCTGACCTCAGTGGTTCGGATGTACTGGTTTCTCTCGTTGGTTGTCCCCTCGTTTTGCACCAGCACCATGGTCTGGCCAATTCGAGGCAGTTCAGCATCCACACCCTGCAAGATTTGCACGGCACGCTGACCAGCAATATGGTTTTCCAGCAGCATGCCGCCCCACATCGGTCCTTTGGTGAGGTAGCTCTCCACCCTGGCAGAAGCCGCATCGCGCCGATCAAAGGTGTCGCGGGTACTGAACAGCGTGACACTGACATTGGGATCCGCTGGAGGCTCGGAGACGATGATGTTCGAGCCCATGTAGGTGTCGGTGTCCATCGTCTGCACCGAGACGTGGAGTTTTCGCAAATTCACCCGACCACCAGCGCGGTCGAGTTCAGAGATGTCCGGAAAGATGGCATTGCTGGTGCCGTCCGTGATGACCGTGGCCGTGGGCGCGCCACCGCCCTCGGGCACGTCGTCCATGACTTGGGATGCAACTAATTTGATGTCGCCAGTGAGAATGGGCATGAAGGCTCCAGAATTTAGATTTGCATCAGCTTTAAGGTGATGCGGTAGAAGTCAGCCTCTGACCGTGCGGGAAACCCAGTGACGGGCTCGGCTTCAAGAGCCCCGTCGGCATGACGAAATGCCACCGTGAAAACTCGGGCATCGGTGAGCGTCAACTCAAAGCGGCCACTGACCGCGTCAAGTGGCAGTGCCACCCAGTCGCGCAGAACATTGACAACCGATCTCGTAACCCAGGCCATGTCGGCAGCGCCCACCAGGGTAATGGCCCGCCCCGCCTGCCGTGTGGCCGACTGCACCAAGAGAGACCCAGTGATCAGGTAAGACACGCTCGAGACCACTGGACTCCAGCCGTGTTCGTCGCTCCACAGCAAATCGTCAGGCAGGGTCAACGTGGCCCCACTAAAGAGGTTTTTTAGTTCCATGGGTGAGTGACCGCTAAAAAGCGCGTGATTTCGCTTGTTTCAAGATGTCCAGCAGTCGGGTTTCATCCCTAGCATCGACCGTGGCTGACACACTGCGGTTTCCCGCCGCCAGTTCAACTCGCACTGTTCGTACCGGAGCACTGCTCGCCGCCAATTCAGGTCTTGGCACTGACATGGGTGATGCCAGAGATGGCACCAGTGACTGAACAAGTCCACCACTGGCAAAGCCCTGCACGCGCGCGGCCAGGGCTTGCGCTGGCAGGCTCAGGTTGTTGAGCGACTCAAAAAAGCCGGTGCCAAAGCGCGACACCGCTGACCGGTTGACCACGTATTCGCCGGGAGTGAGCATGGCGGGAACCGTATCGGACTTGGCCACTCCACCGCCCCGGTAAAACTCACCCTGGTGCTGCTCCATGTATTCCATCAGGTCGCGTTCAAGGTCTTTACCATAGGCCAGTGGCTGCGCCATGGCTTGCCGCCAGTTGGCCTTGATGGCATCGAGCTTTTGTTTTTCGTTGCCTGTGAGTTGCTTGCGATTGAGCAGGCTCTCCAAGGTTCTACGGTCGGTGTTGGCCAGTTGGCCGTAACCCACCATGGTGTCGTACTCGAATCCGATACTCATGGAAGCACCGTACTGCATGCGCATCCACTGCACATACTGACGCATTCCGGACAAACCCAACTCGATCATTTGCTGGGCTTCCACCGCGTCCTTGTTGTGCTTGATGACGTTCGAACCGGGGGTTACCACCGAACCGCCCGTGGCAAACCGGGCCACACCATTGGCAATTTTTGACAGGGTAGTAGCACCATATTTGCGCACCGCCGCTTTGCGCAACACATACGCGCCAGCGTCCAGCGTGCGCGGTACCGTGTCTTGATCGCCCGAGCCCGGCACGGAGCCACCGGTCATTCGGGCAAATGCAGACTGCACCATGGGAGCGACTGCACCGCCGACAGCGAAGTGCGGCAGACCTGCGCCCACTAGTCCACCCGTCGCGTTCGTTTCGACCTTGGTCACATAGATCGTGTGGGTGCTCGACGTATTCATGCCGTTGAGGCTGGAGATTTGCGAGCGCGCCGCATCGGCATTGGTGTTCACACTGTGCTGCGACTCAGTGCGGATGCGACCCAGTGCATTGATCATGCCTTCCACATTGTTGATCGCTGCTTGGGCTTTTTCAGAAGTGACTTGCAGCTCGATCAGCGAGTTTTGCTTTGCATAGGCGGTCAGTTTGTCCAGCGCCGCTTTGGCCTGGCTGACATCGGCATCCACCGGCAGCGTCTTGCCTTCTTTGAGCAAAGCTTCATATTCCTGGAGCTTTTTCTGGGCCTGTTCCAGATCGGCCTTGATGACCAGCAGCCTTTCTTTCTCGGCCATTGCCTTATCAAGATCAGCCATGGCCTTGTCAAACCGGGTGGTGTCCGCGTCCAGTGTGACTTTCAAACCATCTTTGAGCTTGGCGGTGATCTGGTCGATCTGGGTTTCCGTATCCGTCAGGGTCTGCTTGATCTGGTCACGCGCACTCAACGCCGACTTGGCTGCGTTTTGGTGTGCCTGCGCCTGTGCATCAAGCGTCTTGACCAGGATTTCCTCGGATGTGCGGATGTCACCAATGGCCGTGTTGATACCCTGCTTGCCTTGGGTGATCGCAGTATCAGAATCCTTGGTTTTCTGGGCCAGTTCGGCCCGCAGGGTGTCTGCCTGGCGCATCAGGTCGGCAGCCTTGTCGTACTCCTGTTTGCGAGAAGCCTCACGCGCCTGTGACTCCAGGGTCACGACCTGGGTGTGCGCTTGCTCGGATTGCTTCTTGGCTTCCTCTGCCTTTTTGGCTTCAGCGGTTTGGGCACTGCCCACTTGCACCGCCAAATCCATGGCCTTTTGCGCAAACTGCTTGGCTTGCTCAAATTCACCAGCGGCCAGTGCATCACGCGCCTTGCTCTGCAACTCAACGATCTGACGTTTGCGGTCTTCCGTGGCCTCAAATTCAGTCATGCCCTGACGACGCAGTTCACGGATTTTTTCTTCCGTGGTCATCGTCAGCAGCCGTTTGGCTTCTTCGATGCGCTGAATTTCTGCCAGATGCCGGTTGGCCTCAGCGTTGAGCGCATCAATGTGGGCGCGGTATTCCGTGGCGGCAATGACCATGGACTGGCGTTTGGTCGCCAGAATCTCGTTTTCGACCCGGGTGACGTTGGCGCTGCGCTCGGCTTCCGTTAGGCCTTGTTTGGCTGCTGCTGCCACCCTGGCGCTGGACTCGTCATCGATGAGTTTCAAGGTGTCCGTGGTGGCCTTTTGCCGCAGGGTGGTCTGCTGAGTCAGTGCGTCAGTGAGCAGCAGGGTTGACTTGGCGATCTGGGTTGCCTCTGACGCCTTCGACAAATCCAGTGCCGTCTGCTCCTGCTGGTAGCGTGCTTTCACAGCATCGACCTGTTTTTGCAGGTTGGCTTCCACCATGGCCGTCAGACCCTTGTACGCTTCAGCCATTTTTGCTGTCGCATCCGTCACCACGCCATTGGCCTTGGTGACCGCCTGTTCCACCTCGCCCAGCCGGGATTTGAGCTTTTCCACTGCGGAGTGAACCGCTTCAACGCCACGACCGACCGCTTCTTGGGTTCCCTGACGCACAGCTTCCAGCTTTTTGGCAATCTCTTCTGCTGTGGTGGCCGCAGTGGTCATGGCCGCTTTGGCGGTGTCCGAACCCTTGGTGGCATCGGCATACATCTGGGCGAAGATCACATTCATCTCGGCCAGCCGAGCTTCATGACGCTTGGTGGCAGCATCGATGGTGTCACTGGTAAAGATTGCTGCAAACGCTTCCCAGCTGTATTGCAGAACTTCGACTGCTTTGACCAGGATTTCAACCATGAAGATGCCCGCTTTGCGGACGATCTCGAATTTCTCGGACAGCCAGGTGCCGATTTCCCAGCCCACTGCGAACGCACCCAGCACGGCAAAGGCGGTTTTGAGCAGCCCGACGCTGGCAATGGCTGCTGTGACCGATAAATTGGCGGTGGCCCAGGCCGCAGAGGTAGCGGTGGCAGCGGTGATGGCTGCGGCTCCAGCGGTTTGCCAAGCGGTGACCAACGCTGGCAGCAGCCGGTAAATGAGCACCGCCAGTCCCACTTCGGCTATTCTTTTGAGCCACTGCATGACCGTATCAAGATTGGTGGCCAGCCAGGTCAGACCATCGGCGAGCTTTTTGGTGATGCCGGTGGCGGCATCCACCTGCGCGACCCACTGCCCGAAGGCGTTTTGCAGGCGCTGAAAGGCCTGTGCGACGGTTGCTGGAAGTTGCGCGTACTCGGCGGCGAGCTTGTCCTTTTGGCCCATCAAGGCGTTGACCACCACGTCAGCGGTGAGTCGACCCTCTTCAGCCAACTTGCGCAGCCGACCAATGGGCACGTTCAAGCCGTCGGCCAGCGCTTGGGCCAGACGGGGTGAGTTTTCGACGACTGAATTGAATTCCTCGCCACGCAGCACACCGGACGCCAAGGCTTGTCCGAACTGCAAGAGTGAGGACTGGGCTTCTGTGGCCGACGCACCGGACAGGCGCAAGGCCTGCGAGATGCTCTCCGTGATGGTCAAGGCATCTTTCTGTTCACCACCGAGCATGCGCACCGCTTGCTGCAACTTGCCGTACAGGGTCGAGACTTCCTGAATTGGCACACCAATACGCTGAGCGATGTCAAACAGCGCTTTTTGCGCGGTGACAAACTCATTCTGACCGGCTGTTGCCAGCTTCAGGCGTGCGCCCATCATGTTCCAGGCATCGGCAATCTGGACGATCTCCTGCACCTTGCCTGCCGCCCAGTTGATAGACAGGAAAGCCAGCAGTTGCGTTTTGGCGGTCGCCACCTGATCGCCAAACGCTGACATGCCTGCTTTGACCTCGGCCATACCGCGCGCAGCCTTGTCGCCTGCGGTCTTGGCTGTCGATGCCAACTCACCCAGGCTTTGCTGGGCAGAATTCAGGGCGCGTTTAAGCCCGTCATCTGCACCTTCAAGGGCGACTAAAACGGCGATACGGTTGTTGGCCATGGGTCAGTTCAATATTTGAGGGTCATCCGACCGTGCGGATTTGTTGTTCGATGCCTGCTGCCAGTCGTGGGATGCGACGCACCACCAGTCGCTCAATGTCGAGTCGCTTTTTGAGCATGACACGCGGCACCAGTACGGCAATCGGAATATCTGCACCGCGTTTGATGCGCTTGATTCCTTCGGCTTTGCGGTAGCGACGCTTGAAACCGGCCAAGGGTCGGTCGTGCTCTTTGATGTTCTCGGCCATCAGCACCACGTTGCCCTTGGCGTTTTTGATGAAGTAGGCGTTGCCGCCCCGCATCAGTTCGGCAATCTGTGCCTTGAAACGTTTGCGGCCGACCCGGCCATGCAAGGGGATCAGCATCTTGGCCGAGATCACGCCACCGTTCTCATGCATTCCGACCCAGGGAATGCGCGAGCCTACGTAGAGCGCAGGCAAACGACTGGGATCTTTGTCGATCACGTAGGCGGAGAACCCATTGAGAAAGGTCTTCTTCACCACCGTCAGTTGCGATGCCACCTGGTCGCGCACGTCTCGTTTGATCTCCACTGCCTCTTTCGCCATAGCCTTGGCCACCGCCTTTTTGACCTTGTCGCGAAACTCCCCACCCCATCGGCGAAGCTGGGCTTGCGCGGCGGCGCTGTCGATTCGAATGGAGATTTTCATTTCGGGTTTGATGCAGTGGTCAGACGTTCAAGCGTTTGATCGAGGTTTTTGGAGTCGCCCCGGCTGCCAATGGCAATCAGGGACAGGAGTTGGGCATCACGCGCGCTGTCCAGGCGAGAGCTGGCAGCAGCAAAGCCTTTCAACTGCGCCAGCGTGTAGTCCAGGATGTCGGGCAGCCGGTGGCCATGCCCGATCAGGCGCTGGGTAAGGTCGAACCAGTATTGGCCTCCCGAATGCCCTGGCCCAGACTGAACAGACCGTCGAGTTTGGGAATCACCGTTCGGGTAAAAAAATCAGCGTTGACCTCCATCACCTTGGCTGCCAGCAGCAACGCGTCGTCCGCTGCCAAGTCGTCCACCCACTCGCGCGGTTTTTTGACTGCGATGCCGATGGCGTTCAACAAATCGTCACCACGCTCGCCAAACAGCGCCAGCCAGTTGATTTGCGGTTGGCTCAATTGCGCCATCACGGGTGCGATCACCCGCAGGAAAGCAGGCAACTGGCCCACTTTGAGGGGGGATATCGCAATGGTTTCGCCTGCCACCTGCACCAGGGTGTCCTGGGGAATGAGTTTTTCCAAATCAGTCATGACGCGCCTTTCAGATTTGGACAATGCGGCCGAACTGGCCCAGCGTTGCATCGAAAGGCTTGCTGGAATCGGCTAAGAGGGAGCCTTCCATCTCGAACTTGTTGTATTCGTTGGAGATGAACGAGATTTCCTTCAAGGGATCAAACGCCACCCGGTACAACTCAACCAACACCTTTGCATTACCGTCGGCGGTGTTGATGCCCTCCAGCCGCAGGAAACGCTCGGGCAGTGGCTGGGTAAAGATGCCAATCTCGGTAGTGACACCAAAGGCGTAGCTGGCCTTCAGTGGGGCGGCGTAGGCCACGGCAGGTGTGCCTCCATCGTTCAGACGCAGCAACTGGATAGCGCCGAAGTCTTTATCGACGGTGTAGTCCACCCCTTCGACCAGGGTCGCGGGTGTGGCGCTGCTGTCCAGAATCACCAGGCTGGCTACCTTGGGGTGAGCCAGGAAATAGCGCTCGCCGACCAAGGGAGAAGCGCCCGCCAATGGCTCATTGGTCACAGTGCCGGGCGTGCCAACCACGTAGTTGCCGTACAGGGCCAGCGCCAAATTTTCTTTGGTGAACTCTTCAATGGTCAGATTCACCGTGGCCGATTTTTGCTTGACCATGCGGTGATCCAGCGTGCGCTGACCGGTCTGGCTCTCGTAATGCTCCAGCACGTCGGTTTTGAGCGAGAGTTTCAACTCGGCCACGTTGCCGGGTGAGCGAACCTCGATGGGGTTGCCTTCAACGTCACGTTTGCCGAGGTAAACACGGCCTTGGAATGATGCATAGGTGCTCATGGTTTGGGATCCTTAAAGTTGGAATGGATGAAAAAATGGGGAAAAGGATTCAGGCTTGAATTGCGATGTCCGCGATCAGGGTGCGGTAGGTGATCTGGTAGCGCGCAGATGTGCTGGCAGCAACGCCGTCAGCGTCTTCCACTTCCCACTCGGACTCGACTTCCCGCACGCCGAGCGCCAGGCCGCCTAGGTTGACGTCAAGCATCAGGGCAGAATGCGCTGCACAGAGCAAGGCATCAGCCTGCGTTTCGGCAACGTCGGGCGGCACCGCGCGCGCAAGCGCTGTGATGCGCACCGTCAACTCGCGGGTGACCCGGTCGTTGGCGCGCTCAGCCAGTGACTCACTCTCAGGAAACACCACCAGCGCTGGGCACTGGTCGCGCGTGATGGACACGCTGGGCGTTCGCCACACAGTGGCTGCCTGATCAGTGGCGACCGGGGTCAGTACCCCGACGATTGCTTGCAGGATTCGTTCACGAATGGACTGGGTCATGGTTTTTGGATGGGTTATGGGTCATTCATAAAATGCTTGTTTTGAGTTCAAAGAGGCACTCTTCATGGCGACATCCAAGCCCGTCAAAGGCACCAGCAGCGGCAGCAGAAAAAGCCTCAAATCCCAGTCATCTCCGAGTGTTTTCATCCTCAAGGTCGAGTTGGTGGACTCAGAGCCCGTGATCTGGCGACGCATTTACATCGATGGCCGCGCACGCCTGAATGCGTTTCACCACATCCTGCAAGCGGCCATGGGCTGGACTGACTCGCATTTGCATGAATTCACGATTCGTGAAAAGCGTTACGCACCGCCCGACGAAGAAGACCAGTTTTTGGAAATCGAAACCTTGGATGAGTCCAAATTCCGTCTCAATCAACTGCTGGAAACAGGTGAGGTGTTTGAATACCTGTACGACTTTGGCGACAGTTGGCAGCACCGGATCACGGTCGAGTCCATACGGGATCTGGACAATGACGACAGCAACGCTGGCCGGGTATGGGTGGAATCGGGTCAGCGAGCCTGCCCGCCTGAAGACGCGGGTGGCATTTGGGGCTATCAGGAGTCTCTGGCCACCCTTGAGGACAGCCCCTACAGCGAAGAAGCCAAAGAAATGCGCGAATGGGCTGGACTGGACTTTGATCCTGAACGCTTTGACCGCAAGGCTGCCAACGCAGCCCTGGATCGCATGCTTTGGAATGGCTGGATCAAGATTGGCACCTGACTACACAAGTCAGTGATCACACCCGCATCAGTTTGGCGCGCACCTCGGAGCCATCGCCCACGGCCATGACTTCTCGCACCTGGTAGACATCGCCCTCGATTTGCACCACCTCGCGGGATTTCAGCCCCACAAGGCAGGAGTTTGGGTAGGTCATCGCGTACTCGGTGCTGACTCCCAGCCCCGAGAGCACGTCTTGATCAGGTGCAGAAAACCCTACCGAGTGGGTTTGATCTACACCGCCATCGCTGGGTTGCCAGACGCAGGTCTTGAGAAACCCGACGTTGGCAGCGGCGCGGTAGAGTTTTTCTACCAAGGTGGTCATGGGATTGCTCCCATCACGTCGCGGTCAGGCGCACCAGCAGAGCCGGCCGCTGGCACAGGGGCAGCGGATTGCTCTGAGTGTGCAAGTCGGTGCCACGTTCAAACTGTCGCGGAGCCTGCTTGGCATAGATCGGCTGGCCCAGCGTGTTGACTGTCTCGTTAAAGTCAGCCGGCGCAAAGTAGGTGGCAAAGGTGTCGATCGTGCCCAGCGGGAACGCATGCCCTTCGCCAGCATCGATATAGGACTTGGTCGACCAGCCACCAGAGCCGTCGGGTACGCTGGCTTCACCGGCATATTCCTCAAAGGTGACCCCTGCAAACGGAAAGCCCGAGCGCATATCGGAGCGCAGAATCTGACTCTCATTGAACAGGCGGTACGCATCGACCACGCTGGGGTGGGTCACGAGCTTGGTGAAGAACTCGGGTGAAACAAGACACTGAACGCTGCTCATGCGCTCACCCATCAGGCTTTTGCCCAAGTAGCGTTTGAGATCAAGACACTTTTCCAGCACGTTGGTGGTGTCGACGTTGAGTTTGAAGCTGATGGTTTTGGGCGTGATCTTGAATTCGTCGTACAGGTTCACCAAAACCCGGCCATCTGCATCCAACACGATGCCTTTCAATGCACCCATGCGCAGATATTCCAGTGTGGCTGCGTGTTTGGTGCGCATGTTGTCCAGGTGCTCAGCCAGCACCGCCGCAATGGAGGCAAATTCATTCTCGGTGCCAAACGAGCGCAGTCCCAAGACCTCTTCAGGGAGCACCACGTCATCGTGCGGGATGTGCGGGATGACAAAGCTGCGCAGCGTGCGCTTGCCCCGAATACCGACCGTACCGGGTGAGCCCACAGGCAGACTGGGCAGCAAATTGAGCACACCGGCCTTTTCTTCGAGCACGATGGTGCGGGTGCGTACCGGCTTGGCGGAAAAAAGACCCAACTGGTCGAGTCGGTCGTAGCGATTGGGCAGCAGGTTGATCGCTGCTGTCAGCGATGCCATGGAAAAAGCAGGATTGAGAAACGGGTTGTTGATGGCCATGATGGCTTTCCTTCAATGAGTGAGCGGGATGAGGTGAATTGGCTTTGGTGGTCAGGCGCTTTGGCGCACCAGAATGCCCAGGGCCTTGAGTTGGGCCACTGCAGCGTCACGCTCGGCAACAGTGATGGCGGCAGGCCAGGTGAGCGCGTGCTGGGCCACTGCGCTATGGCGCGCCAGCATCAGTGCGTCGTCCCGGTCTGCCAGATAGGCATCGCAGTCTTGCAGCAACACGCCACAGGCGACTTGGCTGCCATCGGTGGCGCTCGGATCGAGTTGTTTAACCCGTCCGGTGGCGACCACAAACCCAAGTACGGTGCCCAGTACCAGGGTTTGGCCAGCAGTCAGGGTGGCGCGGTCGCGCGAATAAAAGCCTTCGTCTTCGTACTTGAGCAAGTCGCCCAGATTGAGGGTTTGTTTGATTTCAGCCATAGAGTTCTCCAATCAGTGAGGGGAAAGTTGATTTGTGACGTGGTTTAGCGAGCAGCAATGCGGGCTTTAACGGCCTGAATCAGCGGGTTGTCGGAAGATGCCGGGTTGGAGGCAGCCATTTCCTGGTGATGCACGGCATTGGGGTCAATTCGGCTGACAATTTCCGTGGATTGCTGTGCCATTGCCGTGAGCAACTGGCTGCGCACCTGACTGGGTGCCACTTTGGCTTCCAAAAAGCCAGCGATCAGGTCAGTGCGGCCAGCCAGCGTGCAGCTTTGCGCGATTTCAATCGCATCAGAGACTGCAAACGCGGCTTCAGTGTTTGAAGTTGTGGCAACTGTGCTCGATTGGGCGAGCATTGGTGCGGATTGAGCAGATTGCGTCATGGGGATTTCCTTTTCAAGAGAGGTTTCAGTGAGGATGGAACTGGCGAGTAGTCGGGAGAGCGAGGGAACCGGTGGCAGCAACATGGAGTTGATCTGTCTGATCGCGTCATCAAGCGTGCCGACGTCATCAGCCAGACCAGAAGCAACCGCGTCAGCGCCGAAGAACAGGGCTGCTTGAGTGCCTTTGATGGTGTTCACGCCCATACCCCGGTGTTTGGCCACCGTCGTGGCAAACAGGTCATAAATTCGATTGACCTCACCCTGTAAAAAACTTTGTGCTTCGCCCGAGATGGGTGCGTGCGGGTTGAGATCGTTCTTGCGGTCCCCGGCAAAGACGGCGGTGTAGGACACACCGTCTTGAACATCCCGGACAGACTGATCAACGTGCATCGCAATCACGCCAATGGAGCCCACACCGCCGGTGCGTGAGACGATCAGGCGGCTGGCAGCACTGGCCAGCGCATAGGCGGCGGAGAACGCCATATCGTTGGCAACCGCCCAGACTGGTTTGATGGCCGTGGCCGCGCGAATGCGATCCGCCAGATCAAACACGCCAGAGGATTCGCCACCGGGCGAGTCAATATCGAGCACGATGGCTGCGACATTCGGGTCGGCCAGCGCTGTATCCAGTGCCATGGCAATACCGGCGTAACTGGTCAAACCGGACTGGGCTTCAAGCCCTTGGGTACGCCGCACCAGCGTGCCATAAATGGGGATCACGGCAATGTCAGACTGACCAGGGTTGGTCTCCGACTGGGCCGCGTTTCGATCAGGCGGTATAAAGCCGGTCGGTGCCGACAAGTCACCCAGCCCCACGCGTGCGCCCAGCACAGACAGGATCACATCAAGTTTTGGGCGATGGATGAGCAGCGGCGCACCAAACAGGCGTGCCGCCAAATGCGGTAACAGGTTCATGAAAATCCTCTACGTGTCAGTCGTGACCGGGTCGCTGGTTGCGTTGTAAGCGGCTTGGGTCGCATGCTTGTTGGGCTCCGCGCTGCCACCGTCTTTCGAGGTGCGTCTTGGGTCGGAGTCAAAAATCAGACCTAGGTCATCGGCGCGCTGGTTGTCAGCAGCGATTTCCCGGTCAACGTCCTCAGCGTCATAACCAAAAGCCGAAATGGCTTCAGACCTACTCATCAGCCCCGAGCGAATCGCCAGCAGCATGGCCTTGAACTCTTTCTCAGGGTCCACCCACTGCCAGCCCTGCGGAATCCACTTGGCTGCGAGGTATTGCCGCCGCTTTGCGTTGCCGCCCCGGGCAAAACCCGGCGCTGTCAAGGCACCGCTGAGCACCGCCTGCTTCATCCATGCAGCCCACACTGGGCGACACATCTGATGCACCAGCACACCGTGCTGCACCATCTCGCAACGCCGTCTGAATTCCAGCATCCCGGCCCGAATGCTGGAATAGTTCACGCCAGAGAGGTCACCGGTCAGTTGTTCATAGGTGATACCAATGGCCGCTGCCACCGCCCGAAACTGGGCACGTAGAAATTCACCATAGGAGCCACCCACATCGGCTGGGTCAGAGAACTTGATGTCTTCGCCGGGCTCCAGAATCTGCATGGTGCCGGGCTCCAAACCAGCCAGCGATACCCCATTGCCATCGGGCAGGCCTTCGCCCAGCAGGTTGTCCTCCACGCTTTGGCGGGTGACAAAGCCTGCGAACATGGCAGCAGTCTTCTTGCGCACCAGTTCCGCGTCGTCGTACTGGTCGAGTTCATTGAGTTTGACCAGGGCCCGTGAGAGCCAGGGCTCACCCCGAATCTGCCCCGGGCGCAACACCTTGTACAGGTGGATGATTTCACTGGCATCGATGCGCACCGTCTCCAGACCACCCTGGCCGGACATGGGTGCCAGCCTGCCATCCTCGGGGTGGGAACGGTACAAGTGGTACGCCACGCGCCTGCCAACGCCATCGAATTCGATGCCCGAACGAACCACATTGCCAGAATCGAGATCGATATTGAGATTCAGTGGCAGGTGCTCGGGCTCGATCAGCTGGAGTTGCAGCGGCACACTCAAACCATCTTCGGGTCGGCGCGGTCGCAGCCGGATCAGGCATTCACCGCCCTCCAGCATGGCCCGACAAGCCAAGGCTTGCAAACCATAGAAGTCTGTCTGGCCTGCCGCATCGGCTTCCTCTACCCAGTCGCGCCACAGTGTCTGCACTGCCGCCTTGAACGTGTCGTCACCGGCCAGACTTTGTGGCTTGATGCCGGTGCCGACCGCATTGGCCACAAAGGCCTCGATGCCAGACTGAGCCCAGGCGTTGCGCCGCACCAGGTCGCGGCTTTTGGTGCGCAACTCAGAATTGGTGGCGAGCAGCGCCGACACAGCGCCGGGGTTGCCGGGCATCCAGGCCTGTGCACGCCTGCCACGGCCTGCTGCTTCATGTATCGGTCCCTGACCCACCTGGCCAAACAGACTTCTGATTTTTGTGTACCAAGTCATCAGAAGCCTTTGGATGTGGTCACGCGAATCTGACGCGGCGCGCTGGGCCACATGCCAGTTGATGCGGCTTGCTCAGACAGCCCTCGCTTGACCTCGCGAATGGCTTGGCGGAGTTCGTCAACGGAGCGGTATTCGACGGTCTTGTCGCCGAATGAGACGCGACGCTCGCCTTGCGTGAGTGCAGCTTGCAAGGCTTCGAGTTGGGTTTGAGAGAAGGACATGGTGTTTGTTTTCTGTTCGGGCATCAGCGCCAGACGGTCAGGTTCATCTCGGTGGTGTCGGTCAAGGTGCCGTTTGAGGTGGTGCAGACGACCTCAACAAACTGGGTGGTCTTGGCCTCCGCTGTGGTGCGTGCGCCAGCGTGTTTCATGGCGGATTGATTGCCAGCATTGCGTGCGAACGACTGCCAGCAGTAATTGGCATCTGGCATGGGGCTCAAAAACGTCACCCGGAATTTGCCAGTGCTTGTGCGGGTGACGCTATGCACATTGAACCCAGCCCGAACCACCACCGAAGCTTTGCTGCCAGTTACAACCACCCCGAAGCACACCCAGGCTTTTGCAACCCCAGGGTGATCGGCGGTAATGCGGGTCTTGAGTTCAAGAGCCAGTCGCTGCGCCAATTCGGTGATGTGTTGGGCCAGGTTCATGAACGATCAGGCCAGCAGCGCAGCTTCAAACGCCGCCACAAAGTCGGTATCCGCATTGCCGATGTCCAGCACAGAGACCGCGCCGATGTTCTGGCGTGCCTGCTCCTGCTCGGTGGCAGTCAGGGATTGCGCCGCATCAAAGCGCACCCGCTTGTCAACAGCGGCAAGCAAGGCCGCGATGCCCGTCTGGTCATCCAGGATGGCCGTTTGCAGTTCTTTGAGCGTGTCGAATGCTGCATCGGCACCACCGAGCAAGTCAGCCTTGAGGGCATCGAGCAAGGTGGTGATCTTCGATGCCGAGAACGTGGTGGCCGTACCAGCCGCGTTGGCATCGTCAATGATGGTGACGCCAGCCAAAGTGGAAATCTGGCTGCGCAGCTCATTGATGGAACTGACCAGGCTGGTTTTGTCAGTTGTCGAGAGGTTGGCCAGCGTACCGACCTGACCGTAAATGGTCTTGAACTCGGCGGCAAGGCGTAGAACCAGGGATTCAAGGCGTGTTTGCAAACTCATGGGGAAAACTCCAAATAAGGAAATGAAAAGGCAATAAAAAAGGCACCGAAGTGCCGTGATTGAAGGAGCGCCAAAACGCTCCGGTTAAACGGTCGACCAGTGCGACACAGCCCCTAGCGTTTAAGCCAGGGACTACGGATCACGCGTCGACCGAATTTGGGCTGTCCAGAAGCACTGATGCCAGCGCGACCTGCATCAGTCAGGCTGGCATCAATGGAATCTATGGACAAATTTGATGAGGTGACATTCACCTCGGAGTCGGGTGGCCGCGCCAGCCCGAGTTGTTTTTCCAATTCGCGCCAGTGGCGCTCCTCAAAGCGGTCCAGACCGACACTCGACGCTGCCGCCCGGGCATACACATAGCAGTCCAAGGCCTCATTGCGCTCGCGCATCTTTTGCCACTCACGGTGTGCAAAGCCATTTCGGTCGTGCCGGGTGATCAAACTCTCGGCGCACAACTGCTGCACATATTCGGCGTCCACTTTGGGTAAATGAACAAATCCAGCCGGGTAAAGCGGTGTGGTCCCGTCCGAGCCCACATCTGCTGCTTTGCGCAGGTTGTTGTAAAGCTCCATCTTGGCCATGCCCACCGCCACCGAATACAGCTTGATGCCTCGACGCAGCTTCTTGCCGCCCTGGGTCACATCCACCGCCGTAGGCGTGCCGATCAGCGCCGCGCCACCCATCGCACCGCTGCGCACCCCTTTGACGGGCATCAGTCGCGGGTCGTGACAACTGCGGGCAAACGCATAGGTCTCCTGAGTGGCAAAACCGGTGTCCAGCGCCAGCCTGGTCAAAGGCATCAACACACCACTGGCGTGCGTCCAGCGCTCGGCCAGTAACTCTGACAAGCGTTTCCAGACGGCATCGCGCGCAGTGTCACCCATCAGCACGCGGTGCTCCACCAGCCAGGACTCCTTGCCGCGACCGAATGCCCAGATCGACACCTCAATCCGGTCCTTCTGCACGTCCGCACCGGCCACCAACAGCAAGCCACCCAGTGCAACGCTGCCGATTCGGTAATCTTCGCGGCGCTCAATCAGGCGCTGCCAATCCGGTGCTTCGCCTTCTTCGAGCCAGGTCTCACCCAGTTCGGTGTTTTTGAAGGTCTTGATGGCAGCAGCGGAACCGGATTCCTTGCTGACCGCGCTCTCCCAGGCGGCAGCCACATCGCGCCAGCTACGCCAGCCGACCGGGCTATACAAGGATGACAAGTGAAACCCGGCAGTCTTTTTGCGACCTTTGCTGCTCGTTGCAGACTCTTGCGCAATCATGCTGCGCCATTGGCCGAGTTCGAGCATTCGCGTCTTGTGGTGCTCTGCAATCGGCTGTTCACAGGACTCGCACACATAGGCTGCGGTCTCAGGTTTGGCTTTTTCCCAGCGCAGGTTCTCAAAACGCAGCCACTGGCGGTGATCGCAGTGCGGACAGGGAACAAAGTAGCGCCGCTGGTCACTTGCCTCGTACTCGCGCTCAATGGCCGACACGCCCGAGATGGTCGGGGTCGACACAATGAAAATCTTGCGCCGGGTGAAGGTGCGCGTGCGGGCTTCGGCCAGCGAAATCGCATCGCCTTCGCCCTCAACATCCAGCGGATAACCGTCGACCTCGTCCAGGAACAAATAGCGCACCGGCATTGAGCGCAGCCCCACTGCGCTGTTGGCACCGGTCATCACCAACACGCCACCCCGGAACTCCTTGGCCAGAATGGTGTTGCCGGAATCTCGCGACCTGGCCGGTGAAATCAATTCACGCAATGCAGCGGACTCCTCAATCAAAGGGTCGATCCGCTGCTTGGAATTTCGCTTGGCCATGTCCACCGTCGGCCAGACCGCCATCATCGGCCCGGGCGCATGGTGGATCACGTAGCCAATCCAGTTGCTGCCCATTTCAGTCGCGCCCAGTTGCGCCGCCTTCATGAACACCACCCGTTCCACAGGCGAGTTGGGCGAGAGGCAGTCCATGATCTCCTTCAG